GGCGGTTCTCCAAGATTGTTTGGTGCAAAAGAACAAGAAGGCACCCTTCGTGGTGATATTGGCAATACATTTGTAGATGATGGCACTCGTCAAAAACGCAGTGTGTGGACGGTTAATACCAAACCATACAAAGAAGCGCATTTTGCTACTTTCCCAACTGAATTGATTGAGCCAGCAATTCTTGCTGGTTGCCCAAAGGGTGGAATGGTGCTTGATCCATTTGGTGGTTCGGGAACAACAGGTTATGTTAGTGATAAGCTAGGACGCAATGCAACCCTAATTGAACTTAACCCATCATATATCGATATTGCCGAAAATCGCATTGATCCACCAGAAAAACGGCTTGATCCAAATTTATTTGAAATTTTATAAAAAAGTTCTTGACAAATATTTTTTATCGTGTATAAATAGAACTACAAATTGAGAGCAAACATGACTAACACGCCTAAACATTATGATTACAATATTTGCCGCATGCCAGAAGGTTTCTGGGTGGTGGGGGCGTGTGCCTTGATGTGATATGCACATCATAGTATGCACTTAGCCCCCGAAGCGCAAGTTTCGGGGGTTTTTTTATATCTACGGGACGCTACTCCCCAAGCATAAGAGTAGCCCTTGACTAGTACTGGCTCCAAATGGATGCAGGTGGTTTCAGCAAGGCAGAACTTTTGTTCAACTCCTTTCACTGGTGCATAAATAACTATATGTATTACACGATTTATAAAATTACAAACAAAATTAATAAAAAATATTATATTGGAAAACATCAAACTACTGATCTTAATGATGATTATATGGGAAGTGGAAAACTTCTTAAAAGAGCAATTATAAAATATGGTATTGAAAATTTTATTAAAGAAATACTTTTTGTTTTTGACAATGAAGAAGATATGAACAAAAAAGAAAAAGAACTTGTCATTATCTCCGAAGAAACATATAATTTGTGCGAGGGTGGCAAGGGTGGATTTAGTTATCTTAATAAAAATGGTCTTAATAAATCAGATAAACAAAAACAAGTAGCAAGAGAACTCATATTAAAACTTCATAAGACAGTAAATTATTCCGACGAATATAAAGAATCAAGATTAAAAAGATTAAAATTAGCAACTGAAAAAATGCGAGAAAAGTTTCCAGAAGGAACTTGGTTCGGCAAAAAACATACGCCAGAGACTATTGAAAAAATAAAAAAATCAACCAAAGGAAAACAAACGGGAGAAAAAAATTCCCAATTTGGAACCTGTTGGATTACAAATGGTCAAGAAAATAAAAAAATTAAAAAAGAAGATATTCAAAATTATAAAAATTTAGGATATTACAAAGGAAGAATATAGGGGTAGGTTAATTGGCAAACCGCAAGTCTCCAAAACTTGAATTCTCAGATCGTTGCTGAGTCCCTGTGCCATTTTTCTCTTGACAAACTGTAAAAACCTGATATATTAGTAATATGGCTAGAACTCCTAAACCACTTGACAAACCCGTTATTCCAGAGGATACCTGTCCATATATTGATATGGTTATTGACCTTACGGAAAAGATGGCAAGCGAAAGCGATTACAGTTGGCGCTGTGAACAGGAAACACTGGTCAAGGCGTTGATGGAATATGTGCGAGAAAGCAATAATAGACTGCGAACAGCCTCTAAATTCTGGTACGATCAGTACCAAAAATTGTCAAAAAATTGACAGTTGACAAACCTAAAATTTGTGATATATTAGTAATATAAACAGTTTAGGAGAAATTCATGCGCAAGATTGCCTTATTTTCCCATCATCCACAGTGCTCACGCGACTGTGTAAATGGTATGATTTCCGCTCTCAGCGGCGCATATGATGTAGAAACTTTTCAAGTAGACGATGACTTTGGCGCTATCTTAGGCGAAGCTGATATCATTGCCTTTCCTGGCGGTATCGGTGACAGCATGTCATTTGACTATCTGCTTGGCGACAAGGTAGAGATGATCCAAGACTTTGTTGCCAATGGTGGCAAGTATCTTGGCATCTGCATGGGCGCATACTGGGCTGGCAGCCACTATTTCAATCTGCTTGATGGCGTAGATGCTGTTCAGTATATCAAGCGTCCTACTGCCGATATTGCTCGTCCTTATGGCACGGTAGCAGATGTTACATGGAACGGTAAGCGTGACTCTATGTACTTCTATGATGGTTGTGCATTGGTAGGCAACAAGCGTAAGTTTGAAACCGTTGCTACCTATGCTAACGGCGATGCTATGGCTATCAAGCAAGGCAATGTAGGTATCATTGGTTGTCATCCTGAGAGCCAAAAATACTGGTATGATACATGGCAGTATATGCCACAGTTCTATCACGATGGTCATCATCATACGCTGCTACGTGAGTTCGTAGATAAACTATAATCGAGAGGCAGTGCGCTGGAATGGTGACAGCAAGGTCTGCAAAACCTGATAATGTGGGTTCGACCCCCACCTGCCTCTCCAACTTTAATGCTCCCTTCGTCTAGCGGTCAAGGATAACGCCCTTTCACGGCGCAGATCATGGGTTCGAATCCCATAGGGAGCACCAAATTACTGGCGTGTAACTCAGAGGTAGAGTAATCCCCTGATAAGGGATAAGTCGCTGGTTCAAATCCAGCCTCGCCAACCAATAATGCTGCTGGGTCGGTGGTGGACATCGAACCACTCTCATAAGGTGGACAAAACTGCTTCGAGTGCAGTCAGCAGCACCAATATGCGGACCATTAGCTGAGTTGGTTTTAGCGGGAGACTCTTAATCTCCGTCAACGTAGGTTCGAATCCTACATGGTCTACCAAAATAATGCACTCTTAGCTTAACTGGATAAAGCACCCGACTACGAATCGGGAGATTTTGGGAGTTCGACTCTCTCAGAGTGCGCCAATTTGTTAAGGGCGACCTTGACCAACATATGCTTTTGTAGAACGACGAACGCTTTTATTTTTAGGGCGACTGGCTTTTGCATTGCCAATACTAGTGCGCTTGTTAACGCTGCTTTTCTTGAAAGTAACTTTTGCTGCGCCATTTGCGCCACCTTTTGCTTTTGCCATAGTTGATATCTCCCTATAAAAATATTTATGGATAATATCAAAAATGATATATACCAATGATGCGGCTATGATGTAGAGGTAACCTGCTTCGTTGCCAACGAAGATTCGCCAGTTCGATTCTGGCTAGCCGCTCCAAAAATTAAATACAGTCATGGAAGATGTAGAAACTATCTCATGGCGAAATGCTCACCCAGATGATTTATGGGTATTTGACAAACTAATCGTATCAAGAAAATTAGGATATAATTGTGGACCAGTGGGACTAGATGTTCCTATGTCTGGAAATTATATCGTGCGTCCTTGTGTTAATATACCTGGCATGGGCAGAGGCGCAGAGATAACTCATATAGAAAAAGAAACTCTTGATTTGCCAACAGGATATTTTTGGTGCGAGTTATTCAATGGCAGACATATTAGCGTAGACTATCGTGAAGGCAAACAAGTTTTAGCTGTTGAAGGATTTCGCAAAAGTCATGAACTATGGCGATTTAGTAAATGGCAAAAATTAGATGAAGAATTTTCACTTCCACCTATTTTTAATGACTTGACAAAACGATATGAGCATGTTAATGTAGAATATATTGATGGCAAAGTAATAGAAGTTCACTTTCGTCACAATCCAGATTTTGTCTATGGAAATACAGTGGCATATCCAGTATGGCAAGATCAAAGTGTGTTTGATGTTTATCCAGAGGTAGATTTTACAAAATTAAAATATGTAACATCTCCTGATTTCAAACGCATTGGGTTTTATATAGATATGCCGTCTAAGTGTTAAAGGTTGCACACGAGTTTGTGGAACTCGTAGAACTGGATCGATACCAGTAGACGGTACCATTGTTAAATACCCATTGGAGGGTACTAAAATGAAATACCTTATACCGTTTCTATTAATAAGCACCTCGGCTATTGCAGAAGACGCAGTTCCACGCTGTGCAAGTGGTGAAAAAATATTTACATACTTGAATACAGAATATGGTGAAATTCCTTTTGCAGAATTTCTTGATCCACAAGACCGCCATATGGTAATGACAGTAAGTCCCAAGACAAGCACGTGGACTGTATTGCTAGAAGATAGCAGTGGAAAATTTTGTGGTATTGCCAGTGGAAGTAAGTTTGAACCCGCAGACCCAAAGAAATTTGAGAAATATAAAGAGAAAAAACCTGAAACACCAGGTTAAAAACTGCTTGACAATCTGTTAAAATATGCTATTATAACAATATTGGGAGTGTGTGCCGAGCAGCGAAGGCAACGGTCTGTAAAACCGTGACATAGAAACAGCGTAGGTGCGAGTCCTACCGCTCCCACCAAGATTTATTGCGGCTGTAGAGAACCAGATATCTCACCATCCTCATAAGCTGGAGATAGGGTGTGCAATTCATCCCGCCGCAACCAAAATTGTAGCAGTATGGCACTGCTTGTGAAGCACCTACGGAGATGGTAGGAGTGCAGATGAGCAATCATCTAACGCAACAAATGCCAACAGTTTGCCAACAGTAGGGTTGCAAACCTACTGGTCGTTCGTCTATGGGATAGGATACAACTGCGGAGTCGGTTGAGAGATGGGTTCGACCCCCATACGACAGGCAATCAGGCGAGAGGGTTGTAGGTGACCTGTATTGACTGGGAACCTTCTTATGAACAAATGTGTGATGGAATAACTAGAACTATCACTACCAACGGTTGTAGGTGACGATGGGATTATATAGGAACCTTCTATAAGTTTATCTCTGTAAAGTGTTACCTGGTTGCATCCACGATTTGGAGTCGTGTGGTTGGGGTTCGAATCCCCATACGGAGACCAATATAAAAGACGGTAAGGCACAGTAAACAATCCGCAATGGCGATGGGATGTGTCACGGTGTGGGCGATAGATGGGGGCTGCACACTGACTTTTGAATTTTTGGATCGGTTACCGTAGTGGCGAACGGCCTAGGCTTTTAACCTAGTATACAAACATCATGGGTTCGAGTCCCATCCGATCCTCCAAAAAATATAGGTAGAGCATAAATATAATAAAAGGATGCTCTACCCATGCCAAGTAAAATAAAAAGTGTTTGTAAAAATTGTGGTGTTAGTTTTATACACGGAAACAGTTCATATGGAATATATTGTAGTAATAAGTGCCAAGGGGAACTTAAATCTAAAACAATTCTAGAAAATTGGTTTAATGGAACAGATAAAGGTTATAAAGTAGGATTTAGAATTAAACCTGCTATAAGAAATTACCTGTTAGAAAAAAATAATTATAGTTGCTCTCAATGTGGGTGGAATAAAATAAACCCTAAAACAGGAAAATCCCCTTTAGAAATTGATCACATTGATGGAGATTGCGCAAACAATAAAGAAGAAAATTTAAGGGTTCTTTGCCCAAATTGTCATTCTTTAACCCCAACATGGAAGGCATTAAACAAAGGAAATGGGAATAAAGAAAGTCATCGATATTCAGGTCTTATAAAATAGAACCCATGAGCGTTCACCAATATTACCAAACTGCAATTTTCTCCTCATAAATAATCTACAACAATAGAGAAAATCAACATGAGTCCTGACATTAGAGATTATGAATCACGAGAAGCGTTTATTCGTGATCTTAAAATATGGCATCATGATAAATCCGTAAAACAAGATGAATTTACTAAACTAAAATCTACTACTATTGATTATAGCGCAGAACTTACAAAATTAAAAAACAAGCTAGAAATAATTAAAACGACTTGGAATGACCAAAGTATTGCTACAATACGCAAACATGTTGCCCAAAGCGGCAATCAGCAAAGCGTGGAAATAATGGTTGGTCAAGATAATGACAAGATCAAAGCTGGGTTAGATATTAATAAGTCAATGTATCATGTTCAGCAAGTAAGCAATGACAGTGTTTGGTATAAGATTGCTCAACAATATCCATTTGATAATCCACTTGTTAGATTGCATGTTCAATTTCCAGGCGATGTTACTCAGTGGCATACTGATATTTTTGCGCCTTATCACAATCTTTTGCCAAAAACTGCTAATATGCCAACCGAAGAAATTGGCAAAGATGTTGGCATTAGAAGAATTTTAATCGCAATTGAAGATTGGGATTGGGGACATTGCTTTATGTTTGGTGCAAATATGTGGCATCAATGGAAAGCTGGCGAAGCAATTTACTGGAACTATGGCGTTCCTCATTGTGCCGCTAATATGGGATTTACTCCTAGAATTTCATTAAGCATAACTGGTTTGCTGAACGAAGATATTAATAATTATTTTGTATGACTAAAAAATCTATTGCCGTAAAACAATCAAAAGAATTTTTAGAACTACACCAATCATTTAGTGAAGTTAAACAAAAGTTAGTTCACTTATATGTTAAAAACAACTATGATAATAAATTTTTGCAAGCATGTGCCGATCTAGATGAATTTCAATTAAGAATTACGCAAGATTTTTTAACATACTCAACCAATGATACCGATAAAAACTTAGATGAATTTTCTGACTCTATTGGACTTATCAAAATTTATCTTAGTAATTTTTACAATGTTTACGAAAACAATTTATAATGAAAGCAATTCAATCATTTTCTAATCAAACAATGTTTGATAAAATATTAAATTTACATGGCATAATTGGAAAAAATTATGATTATGAAGGATATGATGATTTAAAATTGTTATATGATATAAACAAGATTTTTAGTAATAAGCCATATGGTGAAATAATAGACAGAACAGGATTGACAAAATATCCTTTTAAAGTTCATATTAGATTGCCATGGGTTATACCAACCAAACCCGTTGATCTAAAAACTGCATGTGAAAATAAAGTAAAAGAAATTGCCGCAACTAATCCAAATCAATTTTATATCTATTGGAGTGGCGGAATTGACAGCACCCTTATGTTGGTTAGCTTTCTTAAATTAATCGATCATAACAAAATAACTGTTATTTTAAGTAATCGATCTATTGAAGAATATCCACACTTTTATACAAATTTTATTAAAAACAAATTAACAGTTTTAACCTTATCTGATAACATTCCAAAAGATAACGGTGTTCATATTACAGGTGATCCCGCTGACACTTTATGGGCAATTTTAGATCATTCCTTCATGGAAGGAGAAGCTGGTGCTTATCTTTATAAACCATATCAAGCTTGGTTTAAGCATCGTGGAGCAAGTGAAGATTTAATAGAAAAAACCAATGAGTTTATGAATCGTAGCGGTAAAACAATAACTACATTGTTTGAAGCCAGATGGTGGTATTATTTAAATTGCAAGTCACAAAGTAAATGCGTTAGCATAACTTCACGATTTGATATAAACAAAAATTATTGTCCATTTTTTGAAAGTAATGATTTTGATACTTGGTCATTTTACAATACTGATCACATGATAGTTGGCAGCGATTGGAAAACTTACAAATATCCTGCAAAAGAAATAATCTATGAGTTTGCAAAAGATAGGGATTATCTGCTAAACAAAAGCAAAGATTATAGTGATGATCCTGCTAATCAACTTAGAAAAGTTCCATCTAATTTTAGAAACAAACCGTTGTTTATAACAGATGATTATAGGCAACCAGTACTATCAAGTGGTTTCTTTTTTAGTGAAAACATTTATAAACAAGAATTATACGAGACATATAAAGATTTATTCAAGCCTACGTAACTCAGTGGAATAGAATGCAACTGTATGCCGCCTGACTTCGAATCAGGAGAAAGCTAATTGGATACATGTAGGTTCGAGTCCTATCAGTTGCTCCACAAACATTTTTACTTCTTCTATGTTGCCAACATATAAAGAAATTAATAATTTTAATTGATTTAGTTTATCAAAATCTTCTTTTTGTTTTATAGGATTTTTAACATCTATAAAATAGTTGAAATTAGGTAGAAAAAAATCTGGAAGATATGTTCTATTTTTGTTTAACGTGGTGTCAAACCATTTTAATCTTGATGTTGGTCTAATCCATTTTATATTATTTTCTGTAAGCCAAGTGGCTATTTTCAATTCCCAACTTGATTGCAGAATTATAATCTTATCTTCATAATGATTATAATATTCAATTTTAGTTTTAATACATTTATTTTGAGACCTAATTGAATCTCTGCATTCTACCGAACAACATTTTTGATTTGGTTTAGTTTGCCAAAATTCTTTATTACACGAATGACAAGAATACCTTCCATATAATTTAGTATATGTATGTCTTGTTAATGGTTTACGAGGTGGCGATGGTTTTGAAATTATTCCCAATTCAATATTGTTTTTCATCTTTAAAGAAGTTTTTCTTTTAGATTCCTCACTGCGAGGCACCTTTCTGTAATTATTATATGTTGCAGCACAACTTTTTGAACAAAATATTTTTTTATGTTTGGTTTTTACAATTTCAATTTCACAATGTTTACATTTAATCATAATGTATTTATACAAACGAACTAATATGTTGGAAGTTCAAATCATCCTTAAAAAATAATGCTTGACAAAGTTTAAAATATAAGTATAATGATAATACAAAGGTTATTCCCGAATAGCTCAACTGGCAGAGCACAGTGCTGTTAACACTGGGGTTACTTGTTCGAATCAAGTTTCGGGAGCCATTCTTAAAACGGTAGTGGAAAGAAATACCAAATTCCATCTGCTAATACAATCAAGCCAATGATACCAACCGCAATGCTGCTATACCATAGAGCCATACTAACGGCAAGGATAGCAGTGGTTGAGAAGATAATAGCAATCTGAATGATTGTACCAGCCATACCAAAGAATGGACTACGTTTCTTGGCACTATCACGGTCTGCTTCTAGCGCACGACCTTTTGTCATAATTTCTTTTTTACCATCGCCTTTTGGATCGCTTTCTAACGCATCAATATATTTTTGATAGTTATCGGCACGTGCTTTTAAGGCTGGTATTAAACTTTTGTCTGTTGCTGGATCAGCAATTTGAACTTTTAAATCATCAAGGTTAAGTTGATACATGTTTTGCTTGATGCTTTTGGCTTGATAAAAACCCCAAGTATCACCAAGTTCAATATTATCAGCCATGATTTTGCCACTAACTTGACCACCAAGCCAAGACGTGATTGCTAACAATGCAGCAAATATTGTGATTGTAATAGAAGCAAGTCCTTTAAGAACAGCTTCACCTTCACTACGACTTAATACCTTACCATTCTTATCTTTCATAACCATGTCTAATAATCCTTGAATTTGTTTCAGGTCCATGTTAAAACTTTGCTAATGTTTGTGCTATGATTGTGCATCCCAAGAATGTATGGGCTAAAATAAACGAATAAAGAAGATAATTTATATACTTTTCTCTTGACATGCATAACTATTTATTGTAATATAATTAAATGATGCCCCGCTGGCCCAACTGGTTAGAGGTGCTTGACTTAGAATCAAGAGGTTCCCCGTTCGAATCGGGGGCGGGGCACCAATATTATTAAAAACGGTTAGCCCCGTTAATTAAATGGTATAATAATTGTTTAGTAATCAATATTTGGCAGTTCGATTCTGTCACGGGGCACCATAATACGGAGGTATGCGAGCAAGGTGCTCAAACGGTCTTGAAAACCGTGCCACCGCAAGGTTGATGGTTCGATTCCTTGTACCTCCGCCAAAACAGAAAGTAAAGAGAAAATGTATAAGTTTTATAGACGATTTGTAGATGAAGCCTCACGTATTTTATGGTTGATTCTTATAATTCACTGGTTAATTTCTGGGCTTGACTTGTCAAGTTTAGTTAAGTAAAGATGATGCGGAGTTCGTATAGTGGCAATACCTCAGATTTCCAATCTGATGCGAGGAGTTCGATTCTCCTACTCCGCTCCATTTTTTCTTCTGTCATAAAATTGAAATAAATATCATATGAGTTATTCAATTGCCAAGATGATTGAGTTTGCTTTCACTTATATCATTGTCAACGAATTAAAAAATGAAAAGCACGAAATGCCAAATGATCTTAGGCAAACATTATTAGATTATATGTCCATGCGGGTTGAACAAATAAAAAAACAATACCGATGACGCCTACAATAGATGATATAGAAATAGGTTTATTAACCTCTCTTGCCCCAGACAAATATCTTATTAAAATATATCCAAATCTTTCTGGTACAGTTTTTCTACCACCGCTTAGCACAAATTTTCTCAAAGAAACAATTCAACAACCATTAAAGAAATGGTGTGACGAATGTTTTAGTGGCAGTTATTCATTAAATTATAGATTCAATAGCGGCGATCCATATTGGTCGCTACTTTTTAATAATAGCGAAGATGTTAATATCTTTATGTTGCGCTTCGGCTCAAATAAACTCTAATATCATTTGCCGCATAGTTTTGAATATTCAATTGTAATGGCGTAGCAATTCCTAACTTTTCACATAATTCAATATTGTCATACATCATTGATGATTGATTATTTTTTACAAACTTCTTTAAGTCTTCGTTTTGTTTATCAATATGATGACTCATATCACGCAAATTCTTATAATATCCTTCATAACTAGGATAAGTTATGTTAAAGTGTCCACAACGGACCCACCAGCCCAAACAAGCATCATTGTCTCGGTGAACGAGAATGATTGGGCAATCTGGCCAAGTCTTGCGAATAAAATCAAGATGATGGCAGAACACATGACTCTTAATGATGCGAACTCCCTCACCACTAAACGGACGATCAAATTCCTCTTCTAATTCGTGCTTGCTCATATATTCCATTAGATTAAGTTTGTCACCAAATTCCATACCTGTATCAAAATACGCACCAAGATGCATAAGCTGATTGGTACCACTGGCGTCATGATAATAGGTTCTCTTATCGCTATAATCACTGGTATCAATGCTTGAAGAAAAATAAATGTTTTTTACTACACTACTCCACTTACTGCCTGGTGCGCCCGCAACAAAAATATATTTCATAGCCGACCTCTTGTATAACCAGAAGGTTGTTGATTTTCATAAAATCTTCTTGATTTATTTCCATCATTATACCACAATTTGCCTTTACAAGCGTTCGAGTATGCGGTAATTAATTCTTCCGTTAAATTTACTTTTGATTTTTTTCTACTATTGCTTATTTGTTTTCTTGTTTCTTCTGTATGATGTTTGCCATACATTCCGTTTTCTTTACCTTTTAATTTTGGATTTTTTGGATTAGGTTTGCCATACCTATGATTTTTTTGACCTGTTTGTGCTAACGATTTTTTTCTACTATGTTCTTCTGTAAATTTTCTACCTTTTAATTTAGAAGAAACTTGATTTTTCCATTGTTCTGTTTTCACAGAACTTCCCAATCCGCCAACTGTCATATTATAATTGTCAGAATTTTGAATAAATTGCTCATTTACTAATAAAAATTCCTTTTCAAACGCTTGTTTTCTAGTTTCAAAAAATTCTAATATTTCAAAAGTAAAATTTTCTAACCCATATTTTTTAATTGCTTGTTTTATTTGAATTCCAGAACCATAATAATTATCATGAATATTATTTGTGCTATGTGCTCCAATATAAAACTTACCAGTAACTTTATTTGTTGTTCTATATACATAGTGATATTTTTTCACTACAATAATCCTTTTTGTTTCATATCCTCTCTAATTTTTGTAGCAGATATTGCTTCTATTTCATCAGGAAGTTCTATCTTATTTATCTTGTATCCCACATCTCTACCATAAAAAATTTCTGTAATATTAGAAACTAGATTGACTAAAAAATCATGTTTAAATTTAAAACCTTCTGCTTCTAAATCTTTTATAATTTTTTCTTTAACAAATGAATAATCAAACGGATTTTTCTCATCTGTTCCGCCAGTGTCACGAACCATAATCATAACTTGACCTGTCTTGGCATGTGCTCGCTTAAACAATTCAGTATGACCTGGATGCCATGGCTGGTATCTTCCTAATAATTGTACAGTTGGTGCTTGATTATTCCATGTCATGATAATTTTAATCCCTTAAACATTGCTTTAATCCAAGTTGGATGAGTGTCGAAATCTAGTTCTTCCATAATATACTTTGACCAGAAATCCGCATCTTGTGTGTCTACACGAAAATAATAACTGCCTGGTTCTGGATTCACAAACATTTTGTTCGTGTCTTCAAATCGCCCTTCTTTGATCGTGTCAACCCAAATAACGGTAGCAGGTCCGAAGGCTGCACGAGTAGCTGGTGTGGGACAAACAAAATCGGCTATCACCCATGAACCTGCTGCCGTAACTTGGTCACAAAGCCATCCCATTCGTCTGGCTTGTTCAATTCTATCTGCTTCACTGAATCCAAGATGACTGTTAATGTTTGCACGAACAGCATCAGCGTTCCAGTGAACTGCTTTTAATTTTGGTGCTAAGGCTTTCGCCAGAGTGGTTTTACCCGACCCTGGCAAGCCCATTATGAGTATCTTCTTGTTCATGTGGAAGCCTTACTAATTTGTGTGATGGCAAGTGATAAAACACCACTGCCAAATACAGCAAGCATAGTTCCTAGAACCGCAATGTTTGGTCCACCACCAAAGTTCATGCCATAAACATAAGTGGTAAATCCAACTAGGTATGCAATCAACACACCCCAAAACATTCCACGCTCGTTAACCAATCTATCATTCCATAGGCTCAGCATGAGTGGGAACCATACTGTTGCACGAAGAATACCAAAGAACAAGAAGATGGTTACCAGAGTCATACCAGGCCAGTTAGCAAGGGTTAAACCAGCAACAATAAGACCTAACATACCAAACCGTGCATAGGTAATGCTTTTTACATTGCCAATATCAGTTGGCAAATCGTTGACCATGTTTTTAATATCATGCCCAACAAGGTTACCAACACTGCTCAACTGGCTGTCAAGGACGCTTACAAGCCCAGCAAACAGCATAAACAAGAATAACATAGTTGCCCAATGAGGAAGAATTGCTCCAATAGTTACAATGTTTGTGTATCCAACCAATGCCTTTGGAATATCATAATGCATACCAGCAGCAAGGAAACCTAATACGCCCGTTAATAGTGGAACGATAACAAAGATACATGCGCCGCCGACGAATGCACGGATTACATTTTCACGCTTGATAGCAAATGCTCGTTGATAGAAACTATTATCTCCCCACGGTGCACCAAGATGTCCAATTGCAGTTGAGAAACCAACACTCATGAATACGCCAAGAGCAAAATCAGTTCCATAGATAGACGAACCGTTACCTGTAATGCCACCGAGACCAGCACTTACAATATCCCATCCACCAACACTAGATACTGCCCAAGGAACAAGAATAACCAAGCCAAGAATAAGCATACTTAACTTGAACATTTCTGTAATCACGCTTGCTTTTAAACCACCACGAAGAGTATATGTGAGAGCGATTGCAGCAAGGATGAAACTTACCGTATGATAATCCATACCTGTTAACACTTCAACACTCTTACTACCAGCAAGAACATTAATAGCAAATGAGCAGATTGCTAGCATACCAAGTTCAATCATGAATAGAATCTGCACACGATTACTGAATCGTTCTTTCAGGTATCCACTGATTGTAAATCCATCTGGTTTACGATCACGAAGACGAGAGGCAAACCAACTGAATACAATGAGTGATAGGAAGTTACCGATTGTAAACCAGAACAATCCTACTACGCCATTTTGATAGGCTTGCTGTGCACTAATAAACATGCCTGGTGCCCACATCCAAGCAGCACCTGTGCTCATGGCACCTTGCAGCGTCGTTAATTCACGCTTTGCTACAAGAAATCCTTCTTTGGTATTAGCAAATCCACGTGCAAACCAATATGTTAGTCCAAAAATAACAGCAGCATATACTGCCAAAATTGTCATTCCTGTTCCGCTGTCAAATAGCGGAAACAATTTAGTGAAGTCCATCATTATACTCCTTAAAAATATTATAAATTGATTGTTGTGCAGCGGTCAAATCCGCCAATTTGTTGCTATACAAGTCATCAAGAACTTGTAAATTGTTTTGCATACTAACCATGCGAGCATGAACATTAGTAAAATCTAACGCATCTACGATATCCCAATCTAAATGCGTATATAACTTTTGAAGTAATTTAGTTGGATCGCCATTTAAAATATCACTGACGCTGACTCTAACAATACGAGAATCTGATACATCGCACGAACGATTATCAATCTCTTGCTGCAATCGTTCTGTTAATTGTGCATCATCCCTAATGTCAAGCATACCATACCAACGCTCACGAGTCATCTTTGTTTCATTGTTTAACCAACATAAGAATACCTCATGTAGGGTAGGTCTTTCAATAAAAATAATTCGATCATCACTATTCATCCAACGAAGTATTTGGTGGATGGCTGGGTCAATATCCTCTCCGATAGCCGCTGGCCATCCACCATAGATGCTGTAACCCCAGTGGGAAATGGCATTACGGCATTTTTCTAATTCTTCCATAAACGAATCGGTATCACGCACTTTGCAAAAACTTGCATAACCATGACTACTGCCATCTGGTTGCAAAGGATTATCCATTATAGGTGGCTGATGCGTTTTTCTAATAGCATTAAAACGGTCTAATGCCCAACCAATAAAACTGCCATAGGCACCAGGCGCATATACTATGGTAATAACTCGATTCAAAGTTTTACCACCAATTGTTTGCTAGCACCACCAACTACATCACGAGTTCTATCTGTAACATATCCAGTGATTTGTAACATAGGACGATCCCACCAACCCATGTTAGCGGTGGCATGTGGCATATCTTGCCATTCCCATGTGATACAATCTCCTGCTCGCCATTGAGTAAAGTTGGCATTGCCTAGTTGAAATACTTGTCCCATTTCCCAATCTGCTAACATGATGGCAAACCTACGCATAATGTCTGGATTCTTATCCATCTCTGTTACTTTAAAACTGTTTTCACGTTCTGGTCTGGCTGCAAAATTATCAATATGAGTATGCAGCATTTGTCCTGTTGTTTGATTATGAAATTTAATCATGCTTTCATCCATGCCAAGCCAATCGCTTACTTTTTGAAAAATTTCAATATCTTCTGCTGCGGTGCGATTAAACACTTCTTGATCAGGGTTGGCTCCTGCACGAATCAAATCTTGTTCTTCTGCGGTTGCACTATACAAACCTTTATCCGCAATATCTTTGTTAAAATTGTTGCGAGTTCCCCAACTACTGGCTTTTGTACGAGGCAAGCATTCACGGATTGCATCCGTAAAATCTGCGTCAAATTTACAAACGTGAGTGTAACTGTCTATGCCTGGTGCTGGTGGTCGTTTAGTATCAAAATGCCAACGGCTACGGCTTTTAGTAAATTCCCAACGACTATCGCCCCAATTTTCATATTCTGTCATAAATTTTTTCCCAAGTTAATTTTTTTCTAAGATAAATAATTTTATAAAGATATTTATAAAAAAATTCAAAAAGTAGGAAAAAATCTGTGAATAGAAAAATTTATAACTTTTTATATAAAAATTTGCATGATGCGTTTAATTTACCAAAGTATGATGATTTTAATAAAACGATGACACAATGGACTATTGTCAATGCATTGCCGTGGACTCCCAAGCGTTGGGAGAAATTTTGCAACCAGATTAATAATGAATTTGATTTAGAAATAAATTTTAATGGCACTATTGCAGATATAACGCATGATATTGACCAAAAATATAGTGCAAGATTTTGGGGAGGCATCTGGCAACCTCGCACCGAAGTTTATCAATTTACAGGTTGGAATATTGTAGAACTTATTAACAAAACAAATCCAAAAGCAGTGTTAGATGTTGGATGTGGATTTAACCAGTTTAAGGCTCGTATTCCAAATCTAATAGGCATTGATGCTTATAATAACAGTGCTGATTATATGGTTGATATTCTAGATTATACAGTTCCTAATGAATCATATGACCATGTTATTGTTTTTGGCAGCATTAATTTTGGCGAGTTTGACGATATCAATGCTAGATTTAAAAAAGTAATAGATTTAACTATGGTAGGTGGCAAGATTTATGTTCGTGCAAATCCTGGACATGTTCATAAGAATGGTCAATGGATTGATATCTATCCTTGGGATTTTGACACTGCTTATAGAATTTCTCAACTTCATAATTGTGAGTTAAGTTCTTTCAAGAAAGATAATGGCGACAGACTTTATTTTGAGTTAACGAAAAATGCCTAAACTAATCGTATTATTTGGTCCACAGGGAAGTGGCAATCATTTATTTGGTAAAATATTTTCAATGCATCCTGATGTTCATGGATGGAAAGATGCTTTAAAACCAGATGGATATTTCATTCCACACTATAAAGAACCATTTAATTGGTATTGGAATAATATTGATGAGATTGATATGGATATTATGGGCGGTAAAGAATATGCTGTCACTAGTATATCAAACCCATATGTAGAAAAATGGTTACCAAAAGTTCCACCAATCTATGAGTTTATGGAAAAATGCGAAAGCATTGGCATTGAAGTTCAACCAGTTGTAATAGGACGTGATAGAAATATTCTTACTCATCAACAAACACGATTACGAGGTGGACCAACTTGGGGCAATATGCCACAATTAATACAATGGATGAAAGTTCCACCGTTTTATATTTCACAAGAATTGCTATATCTGTATCGCAAACATTATGTTAAAAGCTTATCGCATTGGTTAGATTTTCCTCTTCTTTGGGATGATCCACAAATTGAAGAAATTCTTAAAGAAGATGCTAATGAGAAATATATTAAAGCAAGTGATGGCACAGACTTAGATGAGCATGTTAAAATAATTTTAACTCCGCCATGGTTAAAAACACAATAGTTTATTTCCCATAAATATCATTGGGAAATAATTATGCCACGTTTAAGTTTATATAGAGAAAATCATAGTAACGATTTTAAATTTCAGGATAATCGTATCCGTGAAGTGTTTACTGCTGGTGGCGTTGGAATCAATGTTCACAAATATCTTGGTCCAAAAGATCAAGGTCTAACAACTGACTTGACTCAGCCACAATATAGTAGTCAAAGTGTGCAAAACATTCAAGATTTACTATTTTTAGAAAACCGTGATCGTGCATATGACAAAGACATTTATGCGCTGCGTGGACATTATACCATTCAAGATAATGACTTTAATTTAAGTCAGTTTGGTCTTATGGTAACCAATGATACTCTTTATATCACCTTTCATATCAATGATATGAGCGAACGCATGGGCAGAAAAATTATGCCAGGCGATGTATTTGAATTGCCGCATCTTCGTGATTTTAATCCGCTTGATTCATCTATACCAGTTGCATTAAAGAAGTTTTATGTTGTTCAAGAAACTACTCGTGCAGCAGAAGGGTATGCTCAAACTTGGTGGCCTCATCTTTGGCGTTGCAAAGTTACGCCAATGGTTGATAGCCAAGAGTATCGTGATATTCTTGATCAGGAAGCAGTTAAAGCCGATGGAACTCCAACTGGAAGCACTCTTGGTGATTTCCTAAGCAGTTATAACCTGAATGTTCAAATTAATAATGCAGTGATTGCACAAGCTGAAAGTGATGTTCCAAATAGCGGATACAGTGTTAATAAGTTGTTTATTTTACCAACGCAAGATGGAATTAGCCCAGTAACAGTTATTAATGCATATTTAAGTGGTGATGGAACTGCTCCAAATGGATTGCCTGTTAATGTTGATACAGCATTTCCATTAAATCCAACACAAGGCGAATATGCGTTGCGCACTGATTATATTCCAGCAAGATTGTTTCGTTATAATGGAACAAGTTGGACTGCAATTCAAGATGTTCAACGTGCAGATATCACTGGTGCAAACACTAATACGCAACTTGGTGGATTTATTAATAACACTGGAACTGTTAAACTTGCAAATGGTTATGCAATACCAAGTAGTCAAACACTAAGTAATTTGTTTAATCTAACACCAGATAAACTAGGATAATCAAGTGGGTCAATATTTTTACGATAAACAAATACGCAGATTTATGAATCAATTCATTCGCATCTTTGATGAGATGTATGTAGAATTTGGCAAAGATGCCAATGGAAACAGTATTCTTTCTCGTGTTCCAGTTCGCTATGCTGATACTAACCGTCAGGTTGGTTCTATCTTAAAAAATAACAGTGATACGACCACATTAAATGTTCCTATGATGGTTTGTTATATCAAGGAAGTTGATTATGATCGTCAGCGTATTCAAGAACCAAAATATGTTGATAACAAAAGCGTAAGAAGTCGTGCCACTGATCCACTAACTGGCAATGTAACTACTCAACAAGGTCAAAACTATACCCTAAAACGATTGATGCCAGCACCATATAAGCTAACAGTTGTAGTTGAACTATGGACAAGCAACTTTGATCAAAAATGTCAACTACTTGAACAAATTGGATGTATGTTTAATCCAGATATGGAACTTCAAAGTTCTCAAAATTATTATGATTGGTCAAGTTTAAGTTATATTTTGCTTAATAATTTTAACTGGACAACTCGTAGTATTCCAGTAGGTGCAGATGACCCAATTGATGTTGCTACATTTACCTTTGAGATGCCTATTTGGTTATCCACGCCAGCTAAGATTTTGCGTCTTGGCATTATTCAAAGCGTAGTTTCTAATACATATGATGCCAATGGACAGCCGCTATCAACGGCAATTCAAGATGCGGTCAATGATCTTGGCAGTCGCCAATACTTTACTCCAACTGGATATGGAGTTATTGTAAATGGCGAGAATGTTACTCTAACTCCACAGGGCGGTCCTATTCTTAATAATACAACTTTCTCTGATCCTTCTACTAATACCGCTCCAATTGAATGGCCACCTGTTATTAGTTTGTTTGGAAATATTGCAAACAATTATAGCATGATGTATTTGACAAATGCCACTACTGAAAGATTAATCACTGGCACAGTTGCATATGATCCAAATAATTTAGCCAACTTAAAGTTTAATGTTGATCCAGCAACTATTCCAACTAACATACTGCCAAGCATTAATGCTATCGTAGACCCAAGAATAAATGGTCCAACCATTGGATTGCCAGCAGCTTCTACTGGTCAGCGTTATTTGATTGTTAATCCGCTAGGAAACGCAAGTGTTGGCAATGGTGCCATTGTATGGCAAAATACTGATAGTTCTATAACACCAGCGTTGACCAATGATATTATCCAATATGACGGCAGTAAGTGGAACATTTCTTATCGTCCAAATGCAACAAGCAATGCTTCATATGTTACAAATACATTCTCATCACATCAGTATGCATGGAATGGCGCACAATGGGTTAAATCATGGGAAGGTTATTATTCAGCAGGACTTTGGTCAATAGTAATTTGATTTAATCATCTATTAGTGTTATTGTATATCTATGAAAAAGAAAAAAGTTTTTATTTCACGAGAATTGACAGCAGTTGGTGCGCTTTTTATTAGCCAACAGTCTGGTCGTGCGCTATTTCTTTTGCGAGATCAAGACACATATAGCAATACTTGGTCATTGGTTGGCGGTCAAATTGAAGTTGGTGAAACTCTTTATGGCGGTTTAATGCGAGAAGTTCGTGAAGAAGTTGGGTTTGAACCGACCATTCAAAAAGTGTTACCACTAGAATATTTCAGCAGTCCAGATGGACATTTTTCTTATCATACATTTGTAGTGATTGTGCCAACAGAATTTATTCCAACGCTAAGCAATGAACACAAAGGTTATTCTTGGTGCGATTTAAGTGCTACACCAAAGCCACTACATCCTGGTTTGTATAATAGCTTATCTAATAAAGTTATTCGCGATAAGTTAAAAACTATAAAAGAAATATTAAAAATCACCCAATAGCACAGCTTCACGAACTGTTACTTCATGATAGTTTGGTAAACTGTTTATTTGACTAATAAAATCAAAACTATGATGATTTCTAACACGATAAAATTCTACATCGGTATAAATTCTACATACATTCGTTAAATGAGCATTATGCTTATCATATGTATAATCGCTATCATTATAACCTAATGTATTTGCATAGATGTTATTGTTAACATCACCACTTCCATCAAAACCAAATAAGAATACTTTTTTAGCACCATCAAATGCTGCAAGAAATGCAGCCGTGCTGCCACTATCCATATACCAAACATTTGGTATTAAATTTGTATCACGATAAGATACCCATAGATCATTTTGTAAAAATATCTTTGCCTGATCTATTGGATAGGTAGAATCACCAAAGAATATGTTATTTTTAAAAATATAATAATCAGCAGCGGTATCACGATATGCAGCATTACAAGCATAGGTTGTTTTATAACCTTCTGCCACACGCTTGTTGTTTTGATTTAAGATAATCTGAATATCAGGAGATAATCTACTGATGCCATTTCCTATGACAATCGCACTATCAACGCTACGATCATATGGAAATTCACGAGGATTAACAAACAGCGATTTTAATTGACCATTCTCAACATGAGTAAGGGTTTCACCTGTATAGTCTCTACGATAGATGGGTGTGTTTAACTGTGGCATAATGATATTTATGGTATAATTACTTCGGCAGGGAAATCATTTAAGCTATATTTCATTTGACTAAATTGAGTTGCAATAAATCTGCCATTTTGTTCATCAATGGCATAATTTTCAAGTTCAAAGTCAGGCCAGTTTCCTTGTGCCTTCCATGCTTGATATTCTTGAAAATGACGGTTATCCGCATCTTGTGGAATATTCCATCCATCTTCATTGTCAATAATAGTTCCGTGCCAACATAATGTATATTTTTTCATCACTTACATATCCGCATCTGCATAAACAATAATACCTTGATTACTTCCCCAAACTAAGTTAGTTCCTTGACTTGAGATACTTGCAGTAGAAATACTCCAACTATCAACAGTTACTGCCGCAGCAGTCACGCTTGTCATTGACACATTGGCTGGTGAGTATGGAGTAGTTGTTGATGTTCCAACACCAATCATATTCCAACTTGTTGTGTTAAATGTAATTGATGGTGCTGCTCGCATTGTGGTAGGATGCGACACTCGTCCACGAGTATCGCCGTTTGATGTATAAGTTATCCACATCCAATCTTTGATATTTGTATTTGCAGTAGAATAATAATATCGTTGGCAAAGTTGCGATTCTGCTGGATAATGTCTATATTCATATGGAGTTGGCACATTGCCTGGTTCTAATTGCACACCAGTCCATTGCATAGTGCTACCGATTGCAGTTAGCACATTGCCACTTAATGCAAGGCTATTTGCACCAGTAAAGTTTCCCGTTGTCCAAGTATTTGAGGTTGCTGGTGCATAAACAGAACCGTTCCAAATAGCAAAGCCTAGTTCTAACCCTACGCCGTTGCCACCGCCCCAAGTTCCACTTGTCGGTGCTGTTACGGGAATAGCAACATAAGTCCAAGTATTTGACGATGGTATATTATATGTAAAACTTAAACCGCTATTAAAGTTGGGATTATTTCTTATAAATCCACTATATACGCCAGCATTGCTGCTGCGTGTCCAGAAACTTAAAGTGGCATTTCTTGCCCAACTTTGTCCCCAACCTAAATCACGAGCAAAATATCCTTCAATTTTTTGAGATAAAAATAGATAATCACCGCTGGTTAGTGTTGAAGGAACAGCAGTTGTTGTCCAACCATAGTAACTAAAAAATCCTGATGGGCTTGAAACACTGCCTTGATTTAATCCAGTATAACCTTTATTTTGAGTATTAGAACCACTTATATTCCAAATCCAACGATCAATATAATATGCGGCACTGCCAGTAGTAACAGCAACATTTGCGCCGCCGTTGCGTTGGTCAATTTTAAAATCACCATTGATAACACGATTTCTAGCACCCAATGACAACACAGTATTAAAAACTGTTCCATCAGCGAAACCAACATTGGCTGCATATACATTGCCTTGAACACCAATGCCGCCTACAACTTGTAGCGCACCTGTTCCTGTGCTTGTTGCAGCAGTGTTTGCAGAGATAGTAATAGGTGTGCGAACACCAGCCTGAGTAGCACTCCATGTGCCTTGTGAGGCACTGTATGTGTAACTTGTATTGTTAATTACTGCGGTTTGACCATCGGTTGGACTAGTTGGAAATGCCATTAGAACCTACCTATTGCTATTTCAATTTTTTTTGTAGAATTATCAAGGATAATTTCCATGCTTTTTCCAATAACACAACCTGGTTCATATAATGATTTATCTAACGCACAAGCAACACCCTTTACATCGCTGCTAACAAGTAGCGTTCCTTTTGCAACTGGACCACGCACCATACACGGAACACGACCAGTTAGCGCGATTGGCAACCAGTTATCATGTTCAAAATTATCATTCATGAGATAAGCAGGATTGGTAGACACAACGCCAGCAACCGCAGTATCATGAGATTGGGTTGAAACCGTGACATCAAGGTCGCCACCAAATATCATAACAGTGCCAGGTGCATAATAATCATCACTATGATACATTTCGGCCAAATCGGCGTATTTTGCTGTTGTGCTTGTTCCAACAAAGTTTACACCATAAATTGTGCTCCAATATGCAGTTGCACTTCCAAGTGTAACGGCATTATTACTGCCTGGCGTCAATGCACCTGCCACAGTAGTTGCTCCACTATCAGCAATTGTAAAAATTACTGCATTATATGCATTATTGACAACTTCAATACCACCCGCACTGTTCAAACGAATATATTTGTTTGGAGTGGTTGCACTTGGATACGTGTTAGTAAGTGTAAACATACCAGCATAGCCAGCACTTCCATATGTATTATAGTTTGTTATGGTAATAGCACTTGTTCCGCTACTACCACCATTTGAACTTATGATTGAACCAACATATAAATTTTGCCAACTTGAACTTGTACTACCAAGATTATAAGTTAGATTTGCGGATGGTGTATGAGTAGAACTGTTTAAAGTTGTAAATGTAGCACCAGCACCAGTAAATGAGGCACCACTGTTGCCAATTGTACCAGCGTATACCGCAACACCAGTATGCGTATTTGCTTGAACTGCACCAGTAAGAGTAGCAGAGGCTCCACTAAATGTAGCACCACTGTTGCCAATAGTTGTGCCAAGAATTGATGTACCATTAATTGTCTGTCCGTTTATAGCACCACTCATCGTTAAACTTGTTAATGCACCAACACTTGTAATATTAGTTTGCGCCGCAGTTGATAGAGTTCCTGTTAATGTAGCACCGCTATTACCAATTGTGCCAGCGTATACCGCAACACCAGTATGAGTATTTGCCTGAACTGCGCCCGTAAGAGTTGCAGAGGCTCCACTAAATGTAGCACCACTGTTGCCAATAGTTCCAGCATTGATAATCGGAGCAGCAATTGTATCTGTCGTTGTAATAGTCTGAGTATTGATAAATGTAGTATTGCCAGCGATAGATAAGTTACCACCAACATATAAGTTACCAGTTATGCCAGCGCCACCAAGTAACTGCAAACTACCTGTTGTAGTGCTAGTCGCAGCATAGCCGCCATTGATATAGATATTGCTATCAATTGTTGCGTTACCATAAATGCGGGTACCATTAAGTAAATTTGCCATTAATTATTCCACTGTATATTTAGGTGGTAATTTTATTACATATCATATTAAAAATTAAATTAAATTAGGAAAAGTAACACCCCAATTAATAAGGACTGCACCTTGTCCACCATTAGCTGAAGCAATTCCGCCTTGTCCGCCTCCTCCGCCGTAAATACCACCGGCACCGGCAGTACTGCCAGTTGCAGCAGTGTTGCCTGTTTGTCCTCCTGAACCACCGCCTCCGCCACTATTTACGGTACCACCACTGCCGTTTAACCCTATTCCATTTATACCAACTCCGCCGCCTCCTCCCGAACCACTTGCGCTGCTGGCACCACCACCAGCACCGCCACCTACACCAGAGGTAGCCGCAATAGTTGCATTACCGCCATTTCCTCCATTTCCCGTGTAACCAGCAGCACCGCCGCCACCACTGGATTGGATATTAGAATTTCCACCAACTCCGCCGCCGTATGTGCCGTAAGCGGTGCTTGGCCAACTTCGTCCACCTGCGCCAATACCAAGTGAGTTTCCAATACTTCCTCCACCGCCACCTTCTGCCATACATAAAACATTTGCTGCAGTCATAATTTGCGAGGCATAAGTTCCACCAATAGAAACTGTCCAAGAAGTTCCGCTTCCACTTACTATAGTTCCAAGATAAACTTGTCCACTATTCACAGTTGATCCAGAAAATATAGATGTTCCAACAGTAAAAGATTGAGAAATAGATGTTGTTAAAGTTGTTCCACTACACGATGCCGTAAAAGTTGTAACTGAAGATAATGGTGCAACATAACTACATCCTCCAGCACCTCCATTACCTACTCCTACACCACCAAGTCCTACATAGACGGTGTAGGCGGTGCCAGGTGTTACAGTAACGTTATTTACCCAAGCAAATCCGCCGCCACCACCAGCATAGTTAAAAGTTGTAGCACGTCCACCGCCACCACCACCGATAGTAGCTATATTAATGGATGTAATAGGATTAGGAATTACAACAGTGCTGTTAGCAGTATATTGTCTATAACTTATAGCAGTCTCATCAAATATTCCAGATATTTGCATATTACCATTTGGATATAATCGTTGAGCAACACTACCACCGTATATAGTATATTCGTCAAATATGCCAGATATTTGCATATTACCATTTGGATATAATCGTTGAGCAACACTACCACCGTATATAGTATATTCGTCAAACCCACCGGCAACTTGTAGATTGCCACCTTTAATTAATTTAGAAGCTAGTGCCATTATCCAAATACCGTATCTAAACTGCCAGTTGTAGCATTGTAGTAAGTGTAAGCAACACTTGTATTATTACCACTATAAGTAAACCCTTGACGCTGCTGTGTATATATATTACCACCAACATATGCATTAGCATTAATACCAATACCACCATTAACAACCAACGCACCAGTTGTAGTAGATGTGCTTTGAGTTGTGCTGTTTGATATAAGATTACCGCTTGTTAAGTTATATTGTAAGTATGTTGCTCCACCAAATACACCAGCATTATTAAACTGAATCATGGTGTTTGTGCCACCTGGTGTGCCACCTCCACCGCCGCCAGCAGTTGCTCCATTTGGATAGAAAATACCACTTGTCGTAACAATGTTGCCAGCATACAATGCACCAGCAATACCAGCACCACCAGAAACAGTAAAAGCACCAGTTGTAGTAGATGTGCTTACAGAAGTATTGGTAATAGACATTGCACCAGGCAAAAATAAGTTACCGAAATAATCTATGGTCAAACGAAGATTATTAGGATTAAAAATTCTAAAAGAGCCAAGACTATTGTCAATTTCCCAAGTAACAGATGAATTTCCGTTTACTAAGGCAATTCTTGGAGTGCTGTTTACATTGCCAATATAAGCACCTGGCACAGTTGTAGTTTCACTAAATGCACCATTTGCTGTTATATAACCACCTGAAAAGATATTGCCGCCGATGCCAGCACCGCCACTTAATACAAGAGCGCCTGTTGTAGTGCTCGTAGAAGCAGTTGTGCTGTTTGATACTAAGTTGCCACTTGTTATGTTATATTGTAAGTATGTTGCACCAGCAGTAACACCACCATTGTTAAATTGAACCATAGTATTGGCACCACCAGAAGTAGCACTTACTGGAATCCAACTTAATGCACCACTGCCATTTGTGCTTAGCACATAACCAGAAGAACCACCAGTTAACGTAACTTGACTCGTAGAACCAAGATTAATTGTTCCATTGTTATTAGTAGTTCCATTTAATGTAAGAGTATTAGCAACAGTTAAATTGCCATAGCTGCTAGGATTAGATGTTAAATCAAGCCAAAATTTATTGTTTGCAGCATCTTGAACATATTCAAACAGAATATCAGCATTTCCCTGATACCAACTATCACCAAGATTAGGTCCAGTTGGAGCAGTATTGCCTGTATAAAAACGACCAACCGCTGTTCCACCAACATAGATGTTGCTACCAACATAAAGATTGCCACTTATGCCAGCACCACCTACAACTTGCAAAGCGCCAGTTGAAATTGATGTTGAATTGGTTCCGCTGCTTACTACGAAGCTGTTTGTATTGGCACGGAAACGACCAATTTCATTGCCTTTTAATGTTCCACCAGTTGCAAAAACAATATCTTTTGCCGTATAGGTATTAAGAATAAGATTACCACCTTGAGTGGTCGTGTTGCCAGAAACAATTAAGTAACCATCATTGGCACCATAAAGATTGTATATGCTTTGGTTATAAGTGCTACTAGTAATACCCATATCAACATAGGTATCGTTATCACTGCCATTATTTGCAACTGCTGCAATATCAGTGCTTGCATTTGTTCCGCTATTGGCGTTTTGAATTGCTACCTGAACATAGTTGTTTACATTGGAACCAATCTGTAAGAAACCATTTGCTGGCGTGTATGTTAATGGAGTGCCAAGCACTACTGTGCTTGCAACATAAAGATTTCCACTAATGCCAGCGCCACCCTGAACAACTAGCGCACCGCTAGTAGTAGATATAGAATTTGTGCCACTTGCAGCAACAATATTGCCGCCAGCATATAGGTTGCTAGTAGTAACTACTGTTGTGAAATTTCCTGTATTTGCAGTGTTTGCACCAATAGCACCAGTGAAATAACCTGTAAATAAGTTAGCCGAGATTGTTCCATGTATTGCAGTCGTAGCAGTAACGGTTGTAAAAGTTCCTGTGTTTGGCGTGTTTGCACCAATAGCACCAGTGAAATAACCACCAACAATATTACCATAAACAATAGCATTTCCCACCTTGATGGTATCATATACTATGTTAGCATTTGAAAGATCAACTGTTAAACCTGGTTCAGTGCGAATATTACTAAACAAATACCAAGCATTGTCTATGTGATTTCTTACAAGACCTGTATGATTATATCCTTCAACTGCATCATATTTGTGACTATAAAAGCCAATTTCATAGTTATAAGTGCTGATTCCGCTTGCTTCAAGATAAAGCAGCGGTGCATTGGCAACTAATGAAGTGCTACCAAGACTTGTTAAATTTGCAACAACAAGATTGCCTGCAATGAAGCTATCGCCACCAGCATAGAAACCACCAGATATCTGTAACGCACCTTGTCCGCTTCCATAAGAATTTGCTGCCCCTGAAAGTGTTACAGTAGAAGCAGTTAAGTTACCGTTAAATGTTGGCAAGTATGAAGCAACATTAGAATTACTGTAAGTTCCTGTAATAGTAGTAGCAAGCGGCGAATTATTATTATACCAAAGATAAGAATTGCCATACACATTGTTATTTGCTACCAAATAACCGCTTACGATATATCCAGTGTTTGTTCCTGTAATATTACCACCGCTTCCGCTAGTTGTAATAGTTGTAAAGTTACCAGTATTGGCTGTATTTGCACCAATAACACCAGTAAAATAACCAGATAATTGTCCACCATTTGAAGTAGTCACAGAAGTAGCAATAACTGTATTAGGCGTATTTGCGCCAATAGCACCAGTTAAATAACCAGTAATTTGTCCACCACTGCTTGTTGTAAAACTTGCAGCAGTTATTGGATTTGTAGTTATATTACCATAATTGGTTACGCTTTGTAGCGGAGCAGTAGTATCAATTAAAGTATAAAGATTAGCAAAAGTAATAGCAGTTGAACCAACGGTTACATTAGGTTCACCACCAGGAATATAATAAAATATATTGCCGCTTATTGAACCTTGTTCAACAAAGGTAAGTGCACCACTTGTAATTGTTCGCCAATCATTAAAATCACCAGTTCTAGTCCAAACACCATTTGAACCAGTTCCCAATGTAGCAACACGATAGATACCGTTTAGGGTATTTGGTGATTGGTCTTTAACAAGAATACGATCACCAACACTTAGTGATACACCGTCAAGAGTATTGGGTGCTGCTGCAAGATTGATATTTGCACCAACGGTTGCGGCTTTGACGCTATCTTTATAATCTGAAACTTGACGAGTTAATGCCATTATGATTCTCTAATATAGTATTTACCCTATTAAAGACGACCAACAACAACCTCTATAACACCCGTTCCATCTGGGAAGTTTTCAAGTGATTTTCCAATGACACTGCCCATTGTTGGATTATTTTCAGCACGAGCAGTTCCATCACCATTTGATACCATCATTTGACCTTTGCGAACAGGTCCAGTAACCTTACAAGGAACACGACCAGTTAACGCAACAGCAACAGAACCTTCTTCTAAACCACTATTCATAAGATAAGCAGGATTAGTTGAAACTACGCCAGCAACATATTGACTGCCATTAATATTACTGATGGTAACTTCATATTCGCCACCAAAATCTAAAACAGTGCCTGGTTCATAATCTGCATCACTTGTATAACGTTCGGCCAAGTCGGCATATTTTGCTGTGGTTGATGTTCCGAGGAAGTTTACAGCATATACGTTATTCCAGTATCCAGAACCTGTGCTACCTAGATTAGAAACTGCGTTACCTGTTGGAACAAAGTTTACACCACCACTTGCGCCTACGTTGATAGTGGTTGCAGCACCGCCAAAATTAATTGTAGTGGCTGTTGCATTGACTAGTGGAAATGTAGTTTGGTTGGTCGTAATACCACTGCTATTATTGACAGCAACTGCACCGCTAAATGTTCCAGTAGTTCCGCTAATACCGCCACTTGCCGTGACAGTTCCAACATAAATTGTATTCCAATAGTTACTGCTACCACCAAGATTTAATGCGTTATTTGTTGATGGTAAAAGATTTTGATTACTTTGCCAGCTTGTTGTAGCATTATTGTAAACAAAACTTGCAACAGTTGGTGAACCAAGAAGAACACCAGCACCATCAATACCAGCACCAGTTGTTTGATTATTTGCTAACACTAAATTTTTATTAGTGGTAGTAATATTATTACTGCCAGTAGTAGTAATTGCACCACTAACAACTAAGTTACCAGTAACATATAAACTATTAACAACATTTACGTTACCGCTTGTATCGATATATGCTTGTGTTGTGTTGTTTTGTTTTAAGTTAAATTGACTATTGGTTACTGTTCCAACGTGAAAACTAACAGCATCAGTAATTGCCATACCAACAGCGGCACCAGTATTGTTACGAACAAACAGGTTACCAGCGCCACTACTGTTTAGAGATGAGTTACCAGTAATTACAACACTGCCGTTTGCAGCAACGAATGCAGGAGTTTGACCTGCAACTTTCCAGTTTAATTGGGTAGCAGATGCTGCACCAATATGAACATAGTTTGCATCGGCAGTAAGATATCCAACATTTGTTCCACTAACAGATGCGACATTTGCAGCGGTTACAGTACCACCAACACCAACGCCACCTGATCCACTTACAACTAGTGCACCAGTTGTTAAACTTGTGCTTGCTGTTCCACTTGCTGCAATTATATTGCCACCACCATATATATTACCAGTAGTAACTAATGTAGCACCTGTAAATGCAGCACCACTATTACCTATGGTGCCAGCATTAATAGTAGAAAATGCCATTGGGCTTGCATTTGTAGACGTAATAGTACCACTAGTAGAAATACTACCAGTTGATGCATCAATAGAAAGTGGTCCTACGGTAAGACCGTTATGTACCGTAAAATTCGTATTTGCCATAGTTCCATATCTCCCTGCTGGCTATTATACTGGCATATAAGTTGGGAACATTGTAGCAGATGCCGTGCTGCTCCAAGTGTTTGCGTTCATGTAGACAATACCGCCGCTCAGTGAAGTAGAGAAGTTTGCAAGAGCATTTGCACCTGTGTTTACTACTCCATAAATTTGGCTAGTTGGCGTTGTTCCGTCATGAACAACAATTAATTCTGCCATACTATAACGGTTATTTGTGCCATCAGTTACCTTGATTACATACTTGGCACCACGGAAAGCACTAGCTGAGAAACTATCAATTGCGGTAGGAGTATTTTGAGTAAGAGCAATATTGCCCATAGTTGGTGCTTGACCACCATTGAAATAATTGCTACCAGTTGTTCCAGTGTTAGCAATATATCTTACGGTGTTGTTAACAATTGTAGATGCATTACCTGTGCCAGCGCCAGAATCACTTATGTTAATTGCACTAGTGCCAGCAGTAAGAGCAGTGACGGTTGTTGATGTAGTTATTACACGAGCATCAATAATATCGGTTGATAGCGGTGCTTCGGTAAATGTTAATGTTGTTCCACTTACACTATAAGCAGTTATAGGAATTTGAACAACACCGTTGATCATAACAAGTGTGGCATTAGTAGTTGAACTTTGAGTCAACGTAAATGCAGTCGTAGTTCCATCGCCAGTATAAGTGTTTTCACTGATTACAGTGAATGAACCAGCAGTAGTTGACCATTGAGAACCAGTCCAAAATTCAATTTGTGAAACCTGTGTGTTAAAACGCATCATACCAACAGTAGTATTAGTTGGGCGCTGAGAAGTAGTACCAACTGGAATTATAATACTATCAGTAGAATTAACTTGGAATGATGCATTGCCAATGAATGAACCAATTGGTTGTTTTACGCCAACCTGCCCAGTTGAACCGTTGACAATTAATAGGTTACCATAATTTGCAGCAGTATTACCATTTACGATAACATTAGCAACAACACCATTATAGTTAATCCAAAGATTTCCATTTGTACCAGTATTCTTATAAAGATCGCTGCCACTTGCTGGATAAATGTTACTATTATACATATTTGGAGCAATAACAGAACTTGCTGCTACAATATTTGCGCCACTATAAATGTTACCAGTAATACCAGTGCCACCACGAACTTGTAAGGCACCTGTTGATGTAGATGTTGAAGATGTAGTGCTACTAATAATAAAACTATTTGTATTTGCTCTCATACGAGCAAATTCATTTGCAGCGGTAGTACCAGCAAGAGAAAATACTATATCATTTAATGTTGTAGTAGAGAATACTAAATTACCACCACCAGTTGTTGTATTGCCAGCAACATAAAGGTAACCATCATTTGCTTGTGTTATACTAAATGCAGCTTGGTTATATCCGCTGCTATTAATACCCATGTCAATATAGGTGTCATTATCGCTACCATTATTTGCAGTTGCTACATAATCAGTAGATGCTTGCGCACCAGCATTTGCATTTTGACTGTTTATTTGAGCAAAGTTATTGACATTTGCACTAAATTGTGCTATAACATTTGATAGCTGTGTATATGAACTTAAACCAGCATACAATGCGTTCATGCCAGTGCCAGGTGCACCATAGAAGATACCACCTTGTGTATAAACATTTGCTGTTACAGCATTAAGGTTTCCAGTAACTGTTAAGTTACCACCAACTGTTAAGTTGCCATTTGTGCTTGCTGTTGTGAATACACCACTGTTAGGAGTATTAGCACCAATTGCACCAGTAAAGTAACCAATATGTTGTCCACCATTAGAAGTAGTAACACTTGTAGCAACAACAGTATTAGGAATATTTGCTCCCAATGCACCATTTAGATAACCGCTTATGTTACCATTTGAGTTACCAATGAAACTTCCTGCTGTTACTGCACCAGTTACTGTTAAGCTTGCGCCGCTAAATGTAGTTCCAGTATTGCCGATTGTGCCAGCATTAATTGTTGCTGCGTTTAATGTTCCATTAATGTTTGCATTAGTAAACACACCGCTATTTGCAACATTGGCACCAATAGCACCAGTAAGATAACCAACATATTGTCCACCGCCACTAGTAGTAAAACTTGCCGCTTGACTTGCACCAGTTAAAGTAGAACTTGCGCCAGTAAATGTAGCACCTGTATTACCAATAGTACCAGCATTAATTGTTGGCGCAGAGATAGTTCCTTGTGAAACAATTGTGCTACTTGTTGTTAGCGTAGTAAATGCACCAGTTGCAGCAGTTGTAGAACCAATTGGAGTGTTTTGTATACTACCAGCATATAAAGAACCAACAATGCCAGCACCACCAGCAACTTGTAAAGCGCCAGTAGTTGAACTACTTGAAGTTGTAGTATTTTGAACTAGTAATGCACCAAGTTTAAGAGTATCATATACAGTGTTGCTTCCAAATGTAACAACGTTTCCACTTGGTTCACCAGCGTTACTGAATAGATACCAATCATTATCAATATAATTTCTTACAAGACCAGTATGTTGGTAATTATTATTATTGCCACCAATAAAGTGACCATAGAAACCAATATCATAGTTGTATGTGCCAATGCCATAACTTTCAAGATATAACAGTGGTTCTTGAATTGTTAGTATTGATTGTTGAACAGCTTGAAGATTGGCAACAATAAGATTACCTGCAATATAAGAATCACCGCCAGCATAGAAACCACCAGTAATTTGTAAGGCACCTTGGCCAGCAGCAGATGAGTTTGCAGTTCCAGTGATGGTTGCAGTTGATGCAGTCAATGCTGCACCAGTATTGCCGATTGTGCCAGCATTAATACTTGGAGCAGAAATAGTTCCTTGTGCAGTAATAGTGCTACTTGCAGATACTGTGGTAAAGATACCGCTGTTTGGAGTATTTGCGCCAATAGCACCAGTGTGATAACCAGTTAATTGTCCGCCATTTGTTGTGGTTACGGAAGTAGCAACAACAGTATTAGGAACATTGGCACCTAGCGCACCATTTAAATAACCATTAATATTACCAGCAGATAAATTACCATGAATAGCATTAGTTGCAGTAATTGTAGTAAATGTTCCAATATTTGCAACATTAGCACCAATTACACCGTTAATATAGCCAATAACTTGACCAGCACTGTTAAGATTGCCAACTGTTGAATTACCAGTTAAAGTAGAACTTGCGCCAGTAAATGTCGCACCTGTATTTCCAATAGCACTGGCATTTACAGTTGCAGCATTTAGCGTTCCGTTGACATTGGCTGTTGTAAAATAACCAACATTTGGAACATTCGCGCCGATTGCGCCTTGCACATTACCAATAAATTGTCCAGCACTGCTATTAACAATAAAATTATCCGCAGAAGCATCATTATTGATGCTAGTTCTTCCGCTAATGGCACCAATGCTAACAGCAGTTGCTGCTCCACCAATATTGAGGGTAGTAGCATTTGCATTAAAAAGAGATGCAGTTCCAGTATTGCTTGTATCAATAACTGGATTTGTGCCATTTATTAACAATTGTGTACCATTTGGTAATGCTAATACAGGATTATTAATTGTTGCAGCACCAGTAGCCGCACCCATATTAAGAGAAGTTGCAGCGCCAGCAAAGTTCATTGTAGTCGCAACAGTATTATAAAGATTTTGTGTAGATTGACTACCGATTACTGTTGGGTTTGCAATATTTGCTGTTCCGCTTGTAGCACCAATATTAATTGTGGTTGCTGCACCAGCAAAGTTCACAGTAGTTGCAACAGTATTATATAAAGTGATGGTGGATGACGCACCACGAACAGTCGTTGGGTTTAATACTAATGCAGCACCAGAAGTAGAACCAATTGTAATAGAAGTTCCAGAAGCAAATGCAGATATTGTTGTTGCAGTTCCAAATAAGTTTGCACTAGATTGGTCAGTTGTAATATAACCGTTACCACGTAAGTTTACACCACTACCAACATTAAGAGCACCACTTATACCAGCACCACCAGTTACGACTAACGCACCAGTTGTTGTTGTTGTAGATGCAGTTCCACTGTCTGCCCAGATATTTCCAGTTGCAGTAATAGTTCCACTAGTATTAAGAGTGGTTAAACTTGCAGTTCCAATAGTAGCATTATTAAGAGAAACGCCATATGCTTGTAAATTAGCAAATCCACTATTGTTAATTTGTCCATATGTAGTAGCAGAAGTAGATTCAGTGGTATATTGCAATTGAAATTGTTGGGCATTTTCTTCCCAAATCATAGCAACATTGTTTTGATTACCACGACCCATAACGAAACCAAGATCATATGTAGGAGTGCCGCTTTGGTTTCTGTTAATAGCTAATAGTGGGTCTGCAATAACAAGATTAGTCGTATCAACGGTAGTTGTTTGACCATTAACCGTGAGATTGCCAATAGTCATATTGCCAGTATAGGTAAAATTATCCGCTAATAAACCACCAACAATTGTTTTTGTTGTAATTTTATATTGTGCATTAATGTCACTGTTGTAAACTTGGTTATTGCGAATTCTCGTTAATGCATTCGTCGCCATCTATAAACTCCCACACTGATATTTAGGGGCAGTTTAGATTTTTAAGTTACATAGAAACTTGCCAACTTACAATTTGTTGATGGAGTAATAGTTACTTCATTATAAACACATGCAAATGGCTTTAATGCTACATTATCATTGCCATTAACATTCAAATCAATATTACTGACATATAATCTGCCTCGTTGTAAAGTAAATGGTTGATTTGCAACTAAATCAAATTGTTCATCATTCATTGTGTTTATATTTTCATTTAGTGGCAAAATACAATAGTATGCACTATTTTCAACCAATGCAGTTAATTTAATAGCATCACTTGGTTGATGTTTGAATGGATAAACCATTAAATCAGTTAAAATATCATCTTCTGTATGTAGATTATATAAACCTAATACACTTCCACCAGCCATCCAATCAATTTTAAAAGAACCATTAGTTACAATATGGCGACGATTATAAAGATGTGGACTAAATCCACCATTAGTGATAGCATGAACTAAATCATCACCAACTTCTGTATAGGTTGCTTTTGCATATTGTAATTTAATTTCTTTTATAAAAACTTTTTCAGACATGTTTATCATGTGATAACAATATCCTTTGGCAACAGATCAGCAATTTGATAATTATAAACTTTACCTACCACATCTTTTGCTGCACCTACTATATCAGCATTATTTTTACTTTGTTCTGCTAACCATTTTTGATGAGCAATTTGCGCACCTTGCTTGGTGATTTGAATCAAGGTATCTTCCATATCGCTTGGATTGTAGTTAGCAATCTCAAAGCTATATCTTTCACTTTCATCAACACTCATCTCGCTTGCGTCAGTTGCAAAACTAACGATTAAACTATGTGTATCTTCATCATATTCATGAACTTTTACAGTTAATGTATCCATTTTAATTCCTTATAAACTTCCGCCTAATCGGGTTCCAGTCACTATCCAGTTAGCATAACTTGAACCTACTATATAGTTACCTGCTGCGCCGCCTGCTCTACCATTACTACTAGTGCCACCAGCCAATCCAGGTCCACCACCAGTTGCTGCACCAGCACCACCAGCAGTTCTTGTTCCACTGCTACCACTGCTGTCACCACTACCGCCGCTGCCTGGATTATAACCAGCACCGCCGCCGCCGCCGTTACCGTTATAACTATGTCCGCCGCCAAGACAACTTCCATATGTTGAGCCACCATCGCTGGCACCACCGCCACCGCCGCCGCCAGCAATAGTTCCATTGTTTGTTATATTAGTAGCATATGTTAAAGTTAATGCATTTCCGCCAGCAGCGCCTGCATTGCCTGCTCCACCAGTTCCATTTCCACCGTTACCGCCGCAACCAATAATTACACCATTGTTGATAATATTAATAGTATCGCCAGTTGTAAAACCAGTTACAGTAAGAGAATACGTTCCAGTAGATGTGCTACCCACATATATTCCGCTGTTAATTGTTAAATTAATCGTCGTAAAACCAGCAACATAAGTTGGGCTAACACTACCATTTGAAGGATTTAAAACATAGTTTTGTGTGTCGCTACTAATGGTTATATTAATGATAATACCATTTTGAGTGCCATAAAAATCACTCATGTGTAGTGTATTGGTACTAAAATTACCTAGAGTAGAAGTGCTTGGTTTATAAAATTTAACACCATGATAAGGCGCAAAGTCACGACCTTTACTAAATTCACCATTGATATTGTTTAAACTTATATGTCCAGTGGTTTGAAGGGTCATTATACTTTACCTGATTGTAAAATATTTATGCCCATGTAATTTTAATACCGCCACTGGCACCAGAAGTTGCTCCGCCAATGCCAGCAGCACCTAGTGTATAATTTAGCGAATAACCATTGGGAATTTGTCCACCGTTGTAGATAATTTCTACATATGCACCACTGCCGCCGCTTCCACCAGTTGCACTGCCATAAGAAGTGCTAGCAGAGGCTCCGCCACCACCATAACCAACATTAGCATTATTTGCGCTATTATTTTGTGCAGTAGAACCAGTTACACCACTATTACCATTCAAAAATACAAACGTTTGTGGATTTACAATGCTTGGACTAGGATTTGCATTTATTGTTCCGCCACTTCCGCCGCCACCGTTTGACATAATCATTCTCCTCTCTGCGTTAAACCGTAATTTCCATTGAAAGAAGGGCTTGTTTGGGTTTCTGGTGTTGATGGAGAAGTTCCTTGTGGTAAACCAGAGAATGTTGCGTTAGGATTTGCAGGAAAACCAATATAATTTGTATTTGCAGCAGTCCAAGTTTGTGGATCAAGTGTTTGTTGACCGCCATGTCCACTTACAGTAACATCAACTGGTGGAGGAGGAACAGGAATATTACCAGCACCACCACCGCTACCGCCACCAGCAGTTACACCTAAAATGTTACTATCGCCACCATTACCACCGTTGCCACCATTGCCACCGCCACCGCTTCCACCTGCTCCCCATATTTCTATCTTAATATAGTTGCGATAAAGTGGAATAGTAAAACTGCCGCTGCCAGCAACGTTAGCAAAATATGTGCCCGCAGTTGCAGGATCAGTTCCTTGTTTACCAAAGAAATCACTCATTTTTATAGTAGATGTGCTAAACAGTCCAGTGGTTAAATTAGCGGGATAATACCAACGAACGCCTTTGTAAAGATTAATATCTTCACCAAGACCAAAAGCTGCATTGATCATAGTAGTATTGATTGGTCCGCTATTTGGAACAAAGGTCATTTAATTATCCCTTTGCTTTTAATGCTTCCACTTCTGCACTCAATTCCTTAATTGCCTGAATCAATAGAGGAATAATCTTATCATACTGAACTGTCAAATAATTTTCACCGCTCTTACTTTGACCATTTTCATCCAAGTCAAATGGAGCAGCTTTAATAACTTGTGGCAGAACAGCTTGAATTTCTTGAGCAAGAACACCAACATGCTCATTGTCATCGCCAATACCAAGTGCAGCCGCAACTTCATTAGTATGATAAGTTACGCCGTTAATAGCATTAACTTTTTGTAGCGCATTAGGAATAGGAGCAATATCTGTTTTAAGTCTGCGATCTGAATAGAAAGCTACGATATCTTGTGTAGCAGTAATGCCACCAGTAACCGCAAGGTTAGCACTATTATATGTAACGCCAGTGTTACCAGAAAGGTTTGTAGCACTTGTATAAATTGCAAGCTGACCAGCAGTTGCTCCACCACTAACTGGAGTTGGAATTGTATACCAACTTAAATTTGAACTTCCGTCAGTTGTTAGAACTTGTCCGCTTGAACCACCCGCAATTTGAACATTGCCAACATCGCCCATAATAACTTTATAAGTGCTTGTTGGATTAAATGTAACAGTTCCACCAGTAAAACCAGCAGAACCACTAACAGCAAGTGATGTAAGTGTTCCAACTGTTGTAATATTTGTTTGTGAATTGCTACTACTATTAAGTGTTCCATAAAGAATAGCGCCAGCATTACCAATAGTGCCAGCATTTACATAATTTGCATAAACATTTCCGTTATTAGCACTTCCATTGGCAATTAGGTTACCAACATAAACATTGCCAGTAAATGCGTTAGTTGGTCCTCCGACAATAATATCGCCACCAATACCAACGCCACCAACTACTTGAAGAGCACCGCTTGTTGTATTGTAAGCAGACTGTGAACCGCTGATAATAGTAGTTTCATTGCTTGTCGTAACATCAAGATTACCAAGAACAAATAAGTTACCATTGATTTGAACATCTGCGTTTGCAAGAATATCGAGTGCATCTGTTACCGCATTACTACCATTGCGAGTGCGAAGACGAATAATGCCATTTGGAGTTGTGTTTTCTATACGAACTTCGTTACCAGATATATTAAAAGAACCATATCCACTTGAACCGACAGTGATACCACTGTTATTTGTAACACTTAAAATACCACTGGTAGAAGTATTTTGGTCGCTTCGCATGAATGAACTGCCGCTAACTCCATTAAGTGCAGCACTATCGCTTGCCTGACCCCAAAATTTGTTATTACTAACATATGCAGTAGAAGCAATATTAAAACCTGGATTGATAGTACTGAAACCTGGAATAGTTGTTGCTGGCGTAAATGTTGCATCCTTGCTTAGGATGGCATAACGAATATTATTGATCTGCATTGAAATAATACTGTGAGTATTAGTGCCATCAGAGATATTTTCACTTACTACCTGACCAGCGCCACCAAGAGGACCAACAACAACCCAACCTGTTCCACTATAAACTTCAAGTTGTTGATTTGCGGTATTCCACCATAAGTCACCTTGAACTGCACCAGTTGGAGGCGTTGCACTGCTTGTAGCACTTGCAATATTTTTAAATACAGCACCATTATAAACCTGTAAACCACCTTTTGTGGTGTTGTACCAAATTTGACCAACGATTGGATTAGTTGGTTGACTACCATTTGCAAAGTTTTCCAACATGTTAAGGAAGTTCTGGTCTAAGTATTGACCATAGTTTGCGGTATTCTTACCAACAAGTGCTATGCTTGTGCTTGTATCGACTGTTCCATCGGCAATAACGATAGAATTAGCACCATTTGCGTGTGTAATGGTATATGACATAAATGCGGCTCCGTTAGGAATATTTATGCAGTATTAACCAGATATTAAACTGGGATGTAAGTTTGAATAATTTTAAAGTTAGCAGATGTAGTTGTAGTTGCCCATAGAGTAACATTACCACTATAAACATTGGCACTTAATGTAAAAAATTGAGAATTTGTTGCAATTACACCATAAGTTACAATATTTGCGGTTGATCCATTTTGAATAACCAAACTTTCTGCTGCTTGATAATAACTATCAGTAGTATCTGTTGCGCTTATTAAATATTTTACTGTTCTATATAAACTTGGATTAAAACTATCAAGTGGCAATGTAGTAGAATTAACTGTTATTGGACTAACATTAGCAACAATAGCATTGCTTAACTGTAATGTATTATTAACATTGGTATTGGCATTATCAACAGAAAATTTTGGAATAGCACTGATTAATGTTTGAACAGTGGGAACACCATTAATTGAAGTTGTTAATAATTCTGCATTACCATTCTTAATAGCGGCAACCTGAGAAATTGCAGAAACACTTCTAGCTTCAACAACATCTGTCGATAATGGTGCTTCGGTAAGAGTTAATACATTTCCACTAACACTATAAGATATTGTTGGAATTTGTAAAACACCGTTAATACTAACAAGTGTACCCTGTGTAGTATTGTTTTGACTTAATGTAAAATTTGTTTGTGAACCATTTCCAGTAAAAACATCGCTGGTAACAAGACCGCCATTACCAGTTTCAATACCAGTCCACTGAGTTCCGTTATATACTTCCATATAACCAAGATCAGTATTCCAACGCATCATACCAGCAATTGAATATGATGGATAATTAGAAGTATTTCCAATTGGCATAAGAACAGCACTATTGCTGTTGACTGCAACTATTCCCTGATAAGAAGGATCAATATTGATATTTGGATTATAGCTTGTAGCATAAATGTTGTTAGTAATAAGATTAGCATTTACATTGTAAGCAGAAATATTTCCACCATAAACTGGAAGATAAGCGGCAACTTGTGCATTACCATATTGATCCATGCCAGTCAGTGCATAACCGTTTCCATAATAATAAGCTGCTGTTATATTTCCAAGAGTAGATATATTACCAGCATAAAGATTACCGCTGACACCAGCGCCACCTAATGTATAAAATGATCCGCTTGTAACATTTGCTGCTTGTGTTGTGCTACTAATAATAAAGCTATTTGTGTTTGCTCTCATGCGAGCAAATTCATTCGCAGTAGCTGTTCCACCAAGAGAAAATATAATGTCATTAAGAGTAGTAGTGCTTAAAATAAGATTGCCGCCACCAGTTACTGTATTGCCAGCAACATAAAGATAGCCATCATTTGGCATTGTTAAGCTAAACGCAGGTTGGTTATAACCACTGCTGTTGATACCCATGTCAATATAGGTATCGTTTTGATTTCCATTATTTGCAGTTGCTACATAATCAGTAGATGCTTGCGCACCACTATTGCTATTCTGAGCATTTATTTGAGAAAAGTTATTAATATTTCCACTAACTTGAACAATTGTATTTGCTAAGGGAGTAAAATTAGATTGACCAGCATACAGTGCGTTCATACCAGTAATTGACACACCATAGAAAATACCGCCCTGAGTATAAACATTACTTAAAATATTATTAATATTTCCAGTAACATTTAGATTTCCGCCAACTTGAACATTGCCATTTGCTTGAAAATTATTAGCATACAAATTGCCATTATGAACAACAACATTGTTAAATGTAATAGGAGATGCAAAGGTTGAAATACCACTTTGTCCAGTATATCGTGCACCAACCATATAAACAACGTTACCAGTTGAACCATTCCAAGTTACTGCGCTTGGCACGTTTGTGTCAGCAAAGTTTAGTATACCTGCCTGATAATCAAAATACCAACTATCGCTATTGCCACTGCCTGCCTGTGGAAGAGATACGCCATAAGTTTGTGGCGCAGTGTTTCCACTTGGTGCAGCATATATCTGCAATTGATAACCAGCACCATACTGTGTTGGAATCCAGTTAGTTAAGTTAGTTGCCCAAGTTTGGTTAGTTGTACTTTCAGCAAGGTTAACGCTTTGAACAGTTGTAGATAAACTATCACGATAAACAGTAACAACAGCACTATTTGCACTTGGTAAAGTAGTAACACTTGGAATTAAAGAATCTTGTTGCCAAATAGTAGAACCAGGACTTAAAAATGGGCTTGCGTTACTTTCGTTACTTGGACCTTTCGCTGTACTGGTATCAGTTTTGGCAACGCCATAACCAACTTTTTTCAGCAAATAATCAACAATCTGTGCTTGTGAAATAGCCATTAGTTAGTTGCCACCTGTATGCTCAACGCAGTCAAACTTTGACCACTGGTTAATTTTACACGAACATAAACTTCATTGCTTATGTTTCCAGCACTACTAGTATTAACTGTTCCAAATGTGCAAGTATAACTTCCGTTTGAAACCAATGATCCAAGAACAGCGTTACCACCAACCGCACAACCGTTGCTTCCATTACCACCAGGACCAGCACCTGGAATACCACTACCTGCATAGGCAGTGCTCATACTATACCAACCATTCAAAGTGCTATAAGTTGGAGAAATGCCAGGCAATGCTACCCAAAGACCAGCAATTGTTCCACTATATTGAATGTTAAACTTTGCAAGTGCTGATTTAGTAAACTTAAATGTAAAATATTGTGCAGAACCTTGTCCACTTAAATTTGGTCCAACTGGTTGATATCCAGTGCTATAATTTGTTTGATCAAATTTTAATACAGTTGCAACAACAGTTGCATCAGTTGTATAAAATGGTCCAGTCTGACTGTTAAATGCTGATTCACTGCCAGTAAATGATGGAGTATCGCTTGCTGTTCCACCATCTGGATTTACAATACGAAATACTGTTGTAGATAGTGCGTTTGTTAAACTTGTTTCTTCAATTTGGGTTGATGTTCCTGTTTTATAAAGAACCGTTACACCAGGTGAAAATGATTGTGCAGCACTAGTATAACTGTTATATGCCGTTAAACTAGGTGCGCCGCTACTACTACCAAATCCAGCTATACCAGTGGCAGTTGTTAGGAAATATGCACTTCCACTACTTACATAAGCATTGCGAACAAGAGGAGTGGTAACACCAGCCTGTGTATATGTAACACTTGTTGGTGTAGATATTGCTCCACCAGCAGAACCAACAATAAATGTATCGCTAGTATAATATGTGTCGCCACTTAACTTTGCTACGTTACCAACAAGTCTCCACACTGAACTGCTGTTAAGATGTGGAACAGTAGAACTAAATGTTGCACTATTTGTTGTTAACGCAATACTACTATTGCTCCATACAGGTGCACCAGGATTGTTGTTATCATAATACCAACTTACTGCATTAGTATTTGCGCCAGCAGAATCAGTTAGATATACTTGATTCCAACCAGCTACTGCGTTGGCACCACTACCTTGTGCAGAAAAACTGCTCCAAAATCCGCCAGCACCGCCACTTAATACACTATAATCTTGGTTTAAGGTAATAATAAGTTGACCATATGTTCCATTATTGTTGTTGCCTGGTGTCATTATATGATAACCAGTAGCAACACCATTGACTATAACTTGAACATTTCCGCTATCGCCTGGTCCTTGACGAGAAAAAGTATTGGTAGTTAATGTGGCAGCACGTATGCCATTTGTAACACTTGTGCCAGCACTCACACTTAAATTGCCCCAACCACTATTGTCAGTTTGAGTAAAGTTAGTCATACGACCAATAGTAGATAATCCACTTAAACTTAATGCACCACTATTTGGAAAATTGCCTGGTGATGGAGGAACAAGTTTGCCTAATACCTGATTCAATTTTGCGATACCATCTGTTACATAAGTTGAGGTTGTCAGCGTGACTGCGTTACTTACTAATTGTCCAGAAGAATTTGAACCCAAAGGAATTGTATTACCGATAACATCTGTTGCAATCTGTGTATCAACATATGACTTTGTAGCTGCATCTGTTGCATAAATTGGTGTTGCTAAATTTCCAATTCTTAAATTAGAAACATCAATATTTCCAGCATAACTGTAAAGAAATAAATTTCCAGTAGTAGCAGCAATAGTGTTGCCACTTATGAAAATATTACTTAAAGTAGTAGTTCCATTTACACTTAAAGAATTGCCAGGTAGGTTGTTATTAATGCCAACACGACGATTGTTAGTATCATAATACATTAAATTGCCGTCGATAATAAGATCAACATTAAATCGCAGAAGGTTGTCCTTCAACATATTTCCGCCAATTTTACCGATTACTGCCATCTTTTATACCCTATTTTTATATTTATGGAAAAATAATTTTTAACTTTTTATAAATAATAGTGTAGGTCACGGGTTGCCGCCCCACCTACTCTATGTTTAAGAGGAACACAGCGCAATGGTATTTACCAGCACTAATCCGCCAAGCGGATATTATGTATATGCTTATATAAGAGCAAGCAATTTAACTCCATACTATATTGGAAAAGGTTACAAAAATAGAGCCTGGTCCAAAAACCATTTGATATCTTTACCAAAAAATAAAAATAACATTGTTATTTTAGAACACAATTTAACAGAAATAGGTGCATTAGCAATTGAAAGACGAATGATTCTTTGGTATGGCAGAAAAGATATGAAAACTGGTATATTGAGAAATAAAACGGATGGCGGTGATGGAACGAGTGGGGCTATTCAATCTGAAACAACTATTGAAAAAAGAAGAAAATCAATGATTGGGAAGCCAAGTTTATTAAAAGGTAAAAAACAATCTACCGAACATATTAAAAAAGCAGCAGATTCTCGCAGAGGATGTAAACAATCAAAAGAATCTAATGAAAAAAGATCAAAGGCGCATACGGGAAAAAAACATACACCCGAACACATTAAAAATGCTGCATTAGCAAAACGAGGAATTAAACAATCTGATGAACACAGATTAAAAAGATCAATTGCACAAAAAGGTAAACATTGGTGGAATGACGGAGAAAAATCTTATTTTACAAAAGATTGTCCAATAAATTGCGTTAAGGGTAGATTATCAAGTGCCTGGTAGATTTGCATCCGTAGATGAAAACTTATGGAAAACAACAACACTATAAGTTGCAGGAGGAGGGTTAGCAAATGTAATTACTGAACCCGCAAGTGTAAAAGCATCACCTGGATTTTGTTGAACGTTACCAACAAATACAAGGATACTGTTTTGATCTGGTGGAACATAACTTAATGTAAATTGTGTTTGAACGCCGTCACCTGTAAAGGTATCTTTGTAAATTGTAACATTACCAAGAATGGCAATGCTTTGCCAAGCATTATAATAAATTTCAAAACGCTGTAAATCAGTATTATAACGAATTTGCCCGTTAACTGGATTCAATGGGCGATCTGCGGTTGCACCAAGTGGCAACTGAATCGCAGTGCTACCAGATTGTAATTTTGCATTTTTAAGTAATGTAGCCATTATAGTGCAAAATATCCTACGGTTGCAGTTATTGCAGTAGAAGCATTGGCATTTGCATAAAGAGCATCGCCATTACCTAACACTACTTTTTCTTGATTTACAACTAATGTATCACTTGAAGTAATTGAATAGTTGTTATAAATTTGATTGTATGTTTGTGCACCAACGCCGCTTTGTGCTGCTGGCACCATATAAAGATTTACAGTTTTTGTGCTACCACTAAAATTACAGAAATAAAGCAAGCTAACAACAGTATTACCTGTGCTAGTATAAATTGCTGTTGCTGATGTTCCTAGATTTGCATTTACGATTGCCATTTTTATTCCTTAATACGATAACAGCAAACTCATACCAATGGCACGATTCTTGCTAATCAATTCATCTGTTGTATTACTATTTACCACGAACAAACCAGTGTTTCCACTTCCTACTGTATTTGCAAATATTTGCGTAGTTCTTGCTATGTTTGTTGGAGCAGTATTTTGGTATGATAATTTTAAAGTGCTGTTAACATAAACTGTTCCGTTTGGAGCAAAAAATGATAAATCTTGTCCAGTTCCAGTTGCATAAACATTACCATTACCGATATTAGTTCCAAATACACTTAAATTACCACTGCCAAATGTAAAGTTGTTGCTTGCAGCAAGAAGATTTGCACTATTAAATTGAACGCTGGCATTATAACCAGCAGCAGGAGTTGATCCACCGCTAGTTGTTGAAATCTTTCCATAAGTTGTTCCGTCATTGGTCAATTGCCAATAACCAAGTGTTTCACTCCATTGAATAGTAACATTTGGAGAAGTTCCACGATCAACTGTAATATTTGCACCTTTTGGATTAGGAGCATTTGCACCACTTAATCCAGCATTAAGAATAATAGAGTTATTGGTAATCGCAAGATCATTGGTTGAAGTAGTGTTCGTGTTACCAGTAACATATAAATTACCATAGATATAAACTGGGTCTGCGATGATTGAATAACCACCTACACCACCACTTGTATTTGTAACACGCTTAATACTAGTCATTTAAAATTTCCTACCAAATATTTATGCGAAGGGCATTATATAAAAAAATAGCAGCCCGAAGGCTGCTATTGTAGTCAGTATCTTTATTAACTTATGCGCCTTGAAGCTGAACAGTAGTAGCAGTTGGAGCATTGAATGACCATGTATACTTGTTTAGACTGAAATCAAACACAAACTTGTTTGAAAGTCTACGAGCAAATAGAGTAGTATTCATGCTAGTATTTGTTACATTGCTTACAGTTTGGCTACCGAATGATACGTTAGCATTTGATAAACCACCAGCGGTTGAAATAGTTGCAATAGTTACGTTACCACTTAAACCAGTTCCAGTAATGAAGCTACCAGTTGTAGGTGTTGTAACACCAGAAACGTTTGCAGCAGCAAATGTTAGATAAGCAAAAGTAGTTGGAGTAGAATTGTTAACTGTTGCAGTTAGGTTAGCATACTTTAAGTTTGCAGTATTGAATGGAAGACTCATTGAGCCTGAACCATATGCTGCAAGATTTGCTGCTGGAATGTTCTGGAGTGTGCAAACGCCTAATAGATTTACTACACCGTTAGTAGTGAGACTTGGAAGGCTAACAAGTGGAGTGAAGACATCACCAGCAGTAGGTGCTGATGCTGGACCACCAAAAGCTGCCCAATTTGTATTGCCAGGACTAGTGATAATATAAGCATTACCATTGCCTGCACGAATGTTTTCGTCTTGAATTGCAGTAGAATCTGCAACAAGGAACTTATGACGACCTTTTTGACGAATGATACTTCCTGATGCACCTGCTGTTCCATATTGAACATAAACATTTGCAGCAACAACAGTTGGGGTAAGTGAACTAGCTAGACCACCAGTGCCGCCAACAAGGTTTGTTGCGTCAAAATATTCGTTAACTGTATTTGTTTTTTCAATTTTAAACTTAGCCATTTTTATTCTCCTGTAATGACGTTCTAGGTCAGTCGGCTGGCTATAACCGCATTCTTTAAACGACAAAGATATTTATGTTAAGCAGGAGTAGAACCACTATATCTTGTGGTATAATAGTTATAATTTGATAAATGTTCTGCTGCTGTAAGTGCTCTGGTATAAACATGCGCCACTGCAATACTTCCTGAAAAATTATAACTACTAGCGAAAGCACCAATTTGCGGAGTGCTTGCTAATTTTCCAACAGTTGAAGCACTAAATGTAGTAACAGGACTGCCATTGACATAAAATTGCCATCCTGTTCCAGTAATAAATGTCATACTAAGATAATACCACACATTATATGCTTCGGTTCCACTGGTTTGATATGATGTATTAACACCATCACCATTGTTATTTCCGCCATATAGGGCATTGCCACCATTAAAATACCATGCTTCTTGCCCAGTGCTGCTTATAAGATTGCCTGTTCCAAAACTTGATCCATTGCCACGAACAACAATGCCTTTACTATAATTTGCAACAGCACCAAATATTGCACCACCAGTTGCCGTAGCATACACACTACCAGAAGTAAAATAAGAATTTGTAGTTCCTAAATTAGTAACGGTTGGCGTTGCAGAAAATGTAAAATTATTATTGTTTCCGCTGGTATCAAGCCAAGTAGTGCCACTTGTATAATTTTGCATATCAAGATTAAACAATAATCCATTAGTTATTAAACCAGCGGATGTTATTGACCATCCACTTCCAATAGTATAACCGCTGCCTATTACAAATGCTACCACTACAATTCCTTATGCTGGCGTTGCACCATTGTATCTAGTTAGCCAATAACTTGCGTTTTGATAATGTTCTAATTGTGATAATGCTCTTGTATAACAATGTGCTGCTGCAATATCGCCATAAAATGCTGGCGATGTTTGTGTAGCAGCAATTACAGGAGTAGTAGGATTTTGTCCAACATTCAGTGTAGCACTTGCACCAACTAGCGCACCATTTACGTATATTTTCCATCCAAGTCCTGTATCGAATGACACGCTTACATAATACCAAGTGTTTAATGCTACTGTTCCAACATTTTGCGCCACATCAGTATAAGACGAAGTTAAATGGTTACCAGCACAGAAAACATTTTGACCATTGTTAAACCAAGTTGTGTCTCTGGCTTCTTGACTGCATTGCAAATACCCTGGACCAAATGGAGCAGAAACAGTATTATGCCCACGAATGACTGCACCTTTACTATAACTAACAGAACCGTTCATAATAGCACTTGGTGCTTTTGCCCAAACATTGCCAGCAGTTGTAAAATATGCTTGGTTAGTTCCTACACCAGTTACACTTGGTGTAACAACATTACCAGTGCCAGTTCCATTGTAAAAAGTAAATGTATAACTATTCTTACTGTCAACCCAAGTATTGGCTGATGCTGAATAGTTCTGCATATCAAGATTGTATAAGATACTATCGTTTACAATAGCATCGTAACTATTGATATTCCAATTACCGCCAATATTAAATCCACTTGGTATAGTAAATGCCATTTCTAGTCCTTAAAACGGTTTTTGTGATGAACTTTGTGTTACAGTTCCGTGAGATGTAACAGTTTGAACACCACTTGCATCACGAGTAATCGTATCACCAAGCATCAAGTATTGTGTATTTGTAATAGCAGTAAGTGCTGAATTAGGAACTGTTATACTTGTTAAATTAGGATCATATGGTGTTGATCCATTTATAACACGGATGTTGGTAAGATAACCTGGCCATTCTTGCCCATAATATGTTGCGATATCATTAGTAGTATTACCAGAAGTATTATAATTTAAGGTATTTGTGTTTAAACCAGTGGTGCTTCTTGTAGCAGTTCCGCCAGCCGTGCTTCCTAAAAATAGTGTTTCTTTGTTACTGCTATTTCTGGTAAGAGCAAAATAATACCAAGTATTGATACTCATGGTAGGCACTGTATAAGAAAATGCTCCTCGTCCACCATAACTATCTGTTGAAATATTTGTTGAATTTGTAACAAATAAACTCAAGCCATAATCAGCATTAGCACCCATTATGCCATATGCTTGTGTAAAGTTAGGCAATTGAAACCAACCTTCTATGCAATAAGCACCACCACCAATCGTAATACCTGGACTTAAACTCAGATAAGAACCAGTGTGACTTGTGCTGCCACCAGCAAATAGTAAACTGCCAACTATACCTGTAAATGGTACGCTTGGAGCAACGGATATACCACCTCCAATTGTAATACCAGGTTCAATTATAAGTGCCATTACACCAATCTCTCAATACTAATTAGGTTGTTGCTATAACCATTACCAGTTATTGCACTAATACGATAAGCATTAGTTCCAACGGTTGTAGTGACCATATACATATCACCAGCAGTTCCGCTTGT